CTTTCATATTATTTTCCTAACCAGTGAGTTACCATCCAGCTTATAACACCTGAAATAATAGTAGCAAGAGCAATAAATACTTTCCAACCGCCTTTGATTTCTTCTAGTGTTTTTTCAATTCCATCTAGACGTGCTTTTAGTTGTTCCATGTCTTCCATAATACTATCCACATCTGCTTGAATATGTTTAATCTCAACACCGTGTTCTATGACTTCACGTTCTGCACTCATTTGCAATTCCACCTTTTTAAAGAAGCAGCCTTACGAGTAGGTCTACCTTTTTCATCTTTCATAGGACCAGGCATACCAGACATCCTAGCACAAAACGACTTCTTACGAGGTCCACCTTGTGGTTGAGGAGCCTTTAGGTTTGACCCAGTAGCTGCGTTATACTTTGCACGACCCTTAGCCGTGAGCCCTGCACCTTTCGATACAGGAAGTTTTTCACCACGTCCAATAGCTAAGCTAGGACCTTTTTTCTTGTTAGCCATAGAATACTGTAAGGTGAGTATTTGCACCTAAAAATAGCCGTATCCCATTATGAGCAAGAACACCTTCTCCTGGAATATTAACTGAATAGGCTGTTTGATTTGATGCATCTAATTGTAATAATACATCATTATATATAGTTACGTTTCCACTAGCACCGCCTGAATCAGCAACGGTTACGGTAAAAGTATTTACAGTTGCGACGGTTTGAACTTGATAGGGGTTATCTGTTAAGTCCCAATCTAAATAAACCCAATCACCTACTTTTAATCCATGATTTGCTGAAGTAATTGTTGCTGTTGTAGTAGCTCTAGCATAAGTGCCGCTGATTGAAGTATTATCTACTAGCACAGTATATTCAGTAGCTCCAGAAAACGGAAATACAACCGCGCCTTTTAGTCTTGTGCGACCGCTTACCATAACTCCACTAGTACTCGCATGTTGTGAAAGTACATCATATTGCATTGCCATAATCTATTCCCCTTTTTCTTCTTTGGCGTCGAGCCGTTCCACCAACGCAGTATATGCATCGATGGCGCCTTGAGAAGCTGTAACAAAACTAGATGCTTGGTTACGCTCTGCCTCAAGACGCTTGATCTCAGACAAAAGAAAGTCTTTTGTAATTTCCATTATTAAGCTGCTGCTGAAACCATTAAGTAGTATGCAGTACCTGTTGAGTCAACAATTTTAATTGTCTTAGTAGCTGATACTGAAACGGCATTTGCAACCATTGCTGCTGGAACATTAAATAGATTTGATAAGCCTGTACCTGCGCCACTGTTTGTGAATCTGATCCATGAAGCGTTTGATGGTAATGTAGCACCTGCGCCTACGTCAGAGTCAGCTTGAATTGCTGCAACTGTACCGCCTGAAGAAACACCTGCTGCTAAACCTAAAGTAGCACGTAAAGCATTACCTGCACCTGCGATTGAACCGCCTGTATTTACAGACATAGAAATGTGAGCACCGTTAGTTGTTTGACCTGCACCTTGTGCTGCAGTAACTACTGAGAAAGCTCTTAGTGTTTCACCAGCACCTGCGCCTGTGAATGTTAGTTTGTTATAAGATAAGCGTGTATCACCTGATGCTGCAGATGTAGTTGCATATGATTCGTTGATATTTTCTGCTGTTGTTACTACGATTGGATCAGTAGCTGTACCACCGATAAAACCATTTAAAGACGACACTGGGCCGCTGAACGTTGTTATTGCCATGATATTTTCCTTCATACAAAGTTAAGCTTATCCGTCTTGTATGCGTCTGCCGGGACAGTCTGATAAGCCGGGTAACCCGGATTCCCAAATAATACCTGAAATGGCACTATTTGCAAGTATTATAGCACTATTTATTCTTATGATCTATGAGATATTGTGCGGCTTTTGTTAAAACTTCTGGATTATCTTTTGCATGGCCTAAAAAAGAATTGCAGTGAAAACATAATAAATCTCTTAATTTTTTAGTAGTATGGCAATGGTCTACACATAAGGGTTCTACTTTACCTCGTCTTACGTTATCATTTGCGTCTCTGCCACATAATGCACATTTATAATCTTGGCTAGCTAATTTAGTTTCATATTCTTGAAGAGTTAGATTATATCTGAGTTTAAGATTTGATTTCCTACCAATTGCTTGACGCCATTCTTTAGGTTTTGTTTTTACATATTCCGCTATTTCAATATTTCGTTTTTCTTTATTTTCTTTGTACCACTTTGCATGGTATTCTTTGTGATAGGCCTTACGTGTTGCTTCATCTTTGAATGGCATAACGGCTCCTAAGTTCAAAGCAGTATAACATAAAAAAGGGGGCTGTAAACCCCCTAATCTATCGCTAAGTTAATAGCAGTCTGTCACGATGACCATTATCTGTTCATTACGTAGAGGGTCACTTCAAAGCCAAATCTCATTTCTGTTGCTGCAGGTTTTGTCCAAGCTTTCATAGTATTTCTCCTAAAATTTTCATACACACCGTGTGTATAACTACATATTACTCCGAAGACTTGCCTGTGGAATAGAGAAAACCATGAATTACAGGCAAAGAAAAACCCGGCCTAAACCGGGTTAATCCTAGTACATTAAAACCAAGTGTGCAATTAAGCAGCGCCTGGTGAACCCCACATACCGAGAGGATCTGACCAACCGAATGAATAACGCTCACGAGCCTTGTAACGAACGTTACCTGTGTCGAAGTCGCCATCCATAGATGTTGATAACGGAGTACGCACAAAGTGTTTCATGCCGTTAGGTACATCAGTTGTTAAGAAGTATGAATCGCTGTCTGTTAAGAAGTGGTTAATTGAATATCCTTCTGGGATTGAACCATTATTCTTAATAGCATTGATATCATTGTCAGCTGTAGAAACACGAAGTTCAGTTTCGAGCAAACGAGTTGCAACGAATTGATTACCTGGTGGAACTACTAACTTACGTGGTTGAGCAGCGATCAATAGGCCACGCTCATCAGTCCATGCAGCGATTTGAATAACAGCGTTTTCTAGTGCTGTTTCGTTCAAGTCTGATGGAGTTGATTGAGTGTTGCTGTTTGTACCGCCAGAAACAAGAGGATGAGCTGTGTTAAATAATGAAACACCGTCACCACCGTTGTAAGAACCAGAAGTGTTGAAGCCATTGTTTAATACTGCAGCTGCTTTAACTTGTTTTGTGTAAGCCATAGCGCGAGCTAAAGCTTTTGTGTAACGAGCTGATAATGTGTCATACAAGTTATCTTCTACAGCTTCTTCAGTTAAGCTGAAGCCAAGAGCGATAGTTTGATGATTGTATCGAGCTGTCCAAGCTTCTTGAGCATTGTCATAAGCGATTGCTGTGCCTTCGTTTTTGACTGGTGCTGCTGAGAAACCTGAAAGTTTTGTTTCTTCTTCGAATGAACGTTCTGATGTTTCTGTTTCATAAATTTCTTTATGTTCTTCACCGTAACGTTTGTATTCTAGACCAAATAATGCATTTAGTCCTGGTAGTAGCTCTTTTAGGAGCTGTGCACGTGAAATAGCCATGTTATGTTCTCCTTAGTTAAGCTACGTAATTAACGCCAGTAAGGGCAGTTAACTGTGGGTTGTTGATTTTTACAAGTACTTCTGGATAAAGCACTGTAGAACCTGACAAGTAAGCTGTGTCTGGAACTACTGCAACTACTCTCCATGGTAATGTTGTTGCTGATCCAGCGCCGTTAGCAGGAATCACGCATGATGATTGTGCATTACCTGTCGTTGTTGAGCCAGTACCGTTTTGAATTTCAGCTAAGTTTGTACCAACAATAGTTGCATTAGCACCAACTACTACTGTAGGAGCGCCTGAAACTGTTAATGATACTTTGAATTCAGCTGATGCATCAACAACTACGTAAGCAATAGCGTTAGTAACGCTAGTACCTGGGTAGTATTGAGCTTGAACTGTTTGACCTGATGAATTAGTGTATTGGAAGCCTGTTGCAACACCGATAATAGTACCGGAAGTTGTAGCAGCTGATAATTCAATTGTGCCGTTCTGTACGATTTTAACTGAAGAACCGTTATAGATTGGGGTATTGTACGAAGCGCCAATTGGGATCTGTAAAGTTGCCCCGGCGTACGGAATACCGTCATAACGATTAACTGGTTGAAAACCGTAAGGACTGTTAATGGTTGGATATGCCATTTTATTCTCCTTATAAGTTTATATTATTTACCTTTACCGAATGAAGTCGTTGCTTTTGACTCTGCGAAGAGAGGCATACGAGGATCATTCTGTTTCATAAAGCTGTTGTCAACTGCATCGGCTTGCTGTTTCGATTTATTCTCATAGTAAGCTTTACGTTGTGCAACAAACTCTTCTGGGATCTTGCATAATAATAGTCCACCAATTTCAACGCCTTCTTTAAAGCGAGAGTTTTGGTCAACCATTATTCTCATTTCAGGGTGGTCCGCTAATTTAACGGGTTCCCATCCTTCACGCATCTTAGAAGAAACATTTAGATTATCAGCGTCGTTAAGAAGACTTGTTCTAATCCATCGATAAGCCCAACCAGGTACCTTTTTAAATTCAGGTAATAATGAGGCAGGTTTCCAGCTATCAGGTCTTTGAAATTCTTCTCTTGTTTGTAATTCACGATCTTGTCTGTTGTTATCCATTTGCGTTCTCCAATTTTAAAGTTTCTCTTGCATATTGCTCCGGTGTTAGACCAAATTTCTTGGCTAACGCTACTTGTGTCTTCGTCAATCGTACTTTTTTAGGCGCGGTACTACGCGTTGCCGGGGCAACTACAGTCGAAGGTTTTGTGCGCTCGGCGGGTTTTTCCTCGTCTAGCGTTGCATCCCCAAAGTATTCTGGGAATCGTTTCTGCATCGTACCATCGATACGACGATAATATTCGTCAGAGGTAGGACTGATCCCGCTTCTAACTAATTTTTCATGTAAGCCTAATGCAAGGCTTGTCATTTCTTCATCTTGTCCAAACCAATCATTCTTTTCTTGCCAAGCAAGAGCTTTATTATCTGGTTTAAACGGTTGATTTTGATTTTGTTGTATATATACAGGATTTTCTGGCTCTTGTAAAGTATTTTTAAATCTAGGCTCATATTGCTGAGCTTGAGATAGGCGCATTTGCGCGTCATTCATACGTTGTTGAGCATCGATAATTCGATCAGTTTCACCTGCATTATACGCCTCACGATAATCTCGTTTAGCTGAATCTAATTGCTGTTCTAGCGAATTTTTAAGCGTTTGAATATAAGTCTCTTCACCACTTGTTAAAGTAGTTTTTAACCTTTTGTTTTCTTCCGCAATTTGCTGAGCAAATCTAATTGCTTCTTGTCTTTCACGGTCAGCAGATTCTTTAGCACGTCTTTCGTCATGCCAAACTTTTTTAAGCTGAGCCATACGTTGTTTAACACGTTCAGAATAATCTTCTAATGTGTCATTTTCTAGTTCTTCGACTTTTTCTTTAGGTAAAGGTTCTTTACCTCTATCGGCAACAGGAATGTCATCGTCTGTAATTTCAAGATCAATGTCGTCTGCTTTTGTTTCTATTTTAACTTCGTTTTTTTCACTTTGAGTGAAAACTTCTTTTTCTTCAGCAGGTTTAGCCGCTGGTATTTCGTCATCGTCTGGATATTCAAATACAATATCACCATCTTTTACGTCAGCCATTTAGTTCTCCTTATGCGCGAGTATAGCCACGAGGATCTTCAACAACCCCCTCGACTGTATCGTCGTTAATAATGCGGAATTCTCTTCCGTGGATTTTAAATCTTGTACCTGCGTATGCACGTGTCAAAACAAAATCACCCTCTTTACACCATGGACCTGTAGGAAATCTAACTTCATCTTTATAAGCTAGGTCACCTACTTTTACTACAAATAAAACTACAGTCGAATGTTCCTCTATAGATTTAGCGCCAGCTGCTTTAACAATACCGCCTTTATATGTTTCCTCTGCTTCTGGAATTGCACATAAAATTCTATAGCCTTTTGGTTCTGGAAGCTGTAAGCCTCTTTCTTCAATTGGTATATCTTCTGCATTTACTTCATTTACTGTTGGAATAATAATCGGTCGACCATTAGCATCAACCAAGTTTTTATTCATCGTAAGGATTTGTTCACTCATCTTCAAACGTCTCCATTCTTTGTGCGAGGTCTTTAATCAAACTTTCTGCTACGGATAAACCTCGAATATATCCGGTCATATTTTGGTACGAAGCAAAATCTTTTGCCGCTCCGTCTCCTAAATTTATTAAAACTGTTTTGCGCTGATCATCTATTCGAGACAATAATAGCTCTAGCGTTTGGTCCATGTGTTACTCCTTAGGTTGTTGATTCCTTTGTTTATTTTGTACAACTTGTATACCGAGCTTAGCGCCTTCCATGATTTGTTTAGCTTCTAGTTCTTTGTTAGCCATCACAGTGTCAGCACCTAAATTAGCACCTGCAATACGTTCTTGTGACTCGATACGCATTTTATCCAACTCAAGTCTAGCTTGTTCAATAGAAATATCAGCTTGTGTTTTTTGTTGTTTAATTTGCAAGTCTTGAGCTTTAAGTTGTAACTCTTGTTGTTGCATTTGTAGTATAGGATCTTGTTGCTGTTGTTGGATTTGTTCTTGTTGAACTTCTGAAGCAGATTTAGCTGCAAGTTTCTTAGCCGCTTCCGCCATCACTTTAGACAATTCAAACTCTATATCTTCCGGTAATGTTTCATCAGGTTTAGGTAGTGGAACACCTAATTGTTCTTCCAATTGTCTTCTATACTCAAACGCTACGTGTTCATTAATATGTGCCATAGCTGCCGCTTGAATTGCGTTTGCTTGAGGATTTTGTCCAACAAGTTGTAGGATCTTCGGATCTTGCATAGCTGACATGTGCACTTCAATATGCGCTTTATGGTCCTGATAAATAAATGCTTTGACAGGTTTGCCATTAATAATTGCCATATTTTCTGACACAGGATCTTTTGGTGTTTGGTCATCAGATGATGGAATAAGCTTGTTAATATTTTTAACACCGAGCACTTCTAACATTTGTTTATTAAGTTCTACTTGGTCATAGATTTGTGGATTAGCTTGTGCCATTTGCATCACAGCTTGATACTGAACCACTTTCTGTGACATCGTTGCAGCATTAGGATCACTAACTGGAATTACATCTACGTTATCATAGTCAGATTGTTTAGCACGTCTACTACCTACTTCGGGTTCATATGAATACTCTGTTGGAGTGTAGTCACGAATAATACCTTTAAGTAATTTAAACTCTTGTTTCATTGCATAGTAAATACGCGCTTGTACTGCACTCATTACTTTGAGAGTTCTTTCTAAGATAGCTAATGTAGTACCCACTGGGCTGTTAGCCGACATATCTGATACTTTCATATCAGCCGCTGATGCAAAACGTCGTCCTTCTTCAATGATTTGATTCATCAATTGATTTAGAACTTGGCTTGGCTCTTTGTAAGGAAGCGGTAAGATGTTGTCACGCACTGCACCACTTGGTACATCTACGTCACGCCATTCACCTGGTGCAATCGGTGTATCATCGCCTTTAATGCGTAGACCACGAGACTTAAGACCGCCTGGTAAATTAGCTAGTGTACCTGCATCAACTAACTGACGAAGTATCATCGTGCCTGACTTAGCAAACGCACCGATCAGATGAATTAAACCGAAACAGTAAAAACCGAATCCTGGTATGTATCCGTAGTGAACGAAGTGTTGACGCTTAGCTTTTAATTTATCGTCTGGATTCCAATTACGACGAATTGCTAATATAGTACCTGTACCTTTTTCAATCGTTATTACGTAAGGTAATGCAATGCCGTCTTCACTGTCACCATTTTCTAAATCAAGATTAACATGCATTTCTAAGATTTTATATCTGTCATCTTCTGTCGGATTAAATCCTAACTTCTCTGCAATCTTTTTCTCTGCTTCATCAATATCTAAATATGGTTCACCTAAATCTACATCGCGATAAAAACCTGCAACTTGTAATCTATGTAATTCATTTTTTGTTTTACGCATCACATGAGTAACACGTTCTGCTGTTTCTAAATTAGATGCACCGTATGGAACTACGATATCTTCAGCAGGAACATACATCGATACTTGGCGTTCAATGTTAGGATCGTAATAAACTTTTTTAAATGAGTTACCAGATAAACCTAGTCCCCATAACATGCGTTCATGTTCAGGTCTGTACTCAGGCATCATGTCCGTGAGTTGATAATTCATATCATCTTTTACACGTTCGGCAGCGTCTTCTTTTTCTTTTGTTTGCTTGCCCACAATTACTGTTTTAACTGGGCCTGCGGCGGGGAATGTTTCCATCATAGTTTCAGCTTGGAACTTAACCAGCGCTTCCGTCATTAAGGGATGATATACATTACATGCGCCGGGCCACGGTTCTGTTCTGTCTTCTACTT